TCAGCTCGATGGCGTTCTGATCGCGCGCTTCGACCGGGGTGAGGTTGTAGGCATTGTTGCGGTCGGCGCATTCCACGCGCCAGACGTTGTAGGCCTGATAAGGATCGGTGCGCGACACCGTGAGCGGATCGGCATTGTTCTCGACGATGTAATCGTCGTCGCCCAGATCGTAGATCGGCGTCACGTTCGGATTGAACGTCATGCCGTTGCCGGTCACGGCCGTGTCGCCATACGGAATGAAGCGCAGCAGGCCGCCCGACCAGACGGCCGCGGTATTGGTCAGCTGCAGCCAACGGTTCAGAATGCCCGATGCCGCCTCGGCGTCGGTGAGCGCCGGGCTGAACGCCAGGCCGACCGCGCGGCAATAGGTCTGGTATGACGCGTCGCCGCCCGAGCCGAACAGCGACGTCGTGTCGATCGACGCCGCCGGAAAGCCGACGCCATATTGCGGATTGGTCAGGAAGTCGGAGACCACCTGCGCCGGATCGGCATCGACGAAAATTGCCGTCGTGCCCGGAACGTCGGTAAAGGGCGTCTGCCCGTAGCCGGTGGCCCAGCGGAATCCCAAAACCTCGAAATTGTGGTTGTCGAGGGTTGCGCTACTGGAAAGGTCGTATTGCGCGGCGGCCACATAAGCGGTGCCCTGATAGGACAGCGCGACCTGACCCAATAACGCCGCTTCGCCGAGCGTCGGCTGAATATCGGCGAGGATCCCCACGATCGAACTGGTGGCGGCCGGCGTGGAGAGATAGGACCAGACGGTTTGCGGCGTTGGGCCGAGAAACAGCGACAACCCAAGCGCGCCGAGCGACGTCGTCGACTGTCCGCGCCAAACATCCCCGATGCCCGTGATCGGCCCTTCGCAGATCGCCAGGATGACGTCGGCCTTATAGTCGTATTGACCTGTATTGCTGCTGCTGCCGCCGCCGCCGCCGAAAAGTCCCTTTCCGCCGCCGCTGCTGCTACCGGCCGGGATCGCCTTGAAGTTGGCGTACCAGATGACGTTCGGCGCGAGCTTGCTGGTTCCCCACACGATCGGGATCGGCAGCGCCGAGACCGCGGTCTGGATTTGCAGGCCGGTATAGTCCGGCGTCGAAGCTGGTTTTGATCCGCCGCTGCGGAATATGCTCATGGCCTGCGCTCATGATTTCTTGGTGCCGCTCTTTTTGGCCCAGATGCTGAAAAAAAGCGGCTTACGCGCCGGATCGGCAAGCACGGCGTTGCGCAAAACTTCATCCTCGATGACCATCCCCGCCTGGTGATAGGCGTGAACGATGCGAAGCGGTTTTGCCGCAGTGACGATGCCGCCGTGCGAGTAGCAGCGGCCATAGCGGAACACCATGACGTCGCCGGGCAGCGGCTGCACCACTTCGGCGCCGCGATCGAAGATGAAGCCGAGATAGCGCTCTTCGCTGCGATGCAGATGCCAGTCCACCGGATAAGGCCGCGGATCGAACGGCGCGCACAGCTTCAAGTCGACGAAGACGCGCACCAGCAGCATGCCGCAATCGACGCCGACACCCTTGATGTCGGCGCAGTTGTGATAGGGCGTGCCGATCCACGACCGCGCCTCAGCCAAGACGGCCGCGCGCTGCGAGTCGGACGACGGAAGACAGACGACGGACGACGGATCATCATTGTCCATCTGCCTTCCGTCGTCAGTCATCTGTCGTCCGTCCTCTGCTATATCGCCATCTGCGGCGGCGGCACGTAGGGAAAGCCGCGGAAATTGGCCAGATTGTTGAACTTCGCCTGACACGTCGGCAGCGTGTGATCGCAGCCGAAAAACACCGTGAAACCGTCGCCGGGCGCCGGTACGCTTTGCAGCGGATTGATGAGGTTCAATGAAGAACCGTTCGCCACCGAGCCGACCGTCGCCGTCACGCCGGTGAGAACGCCGGACGTGAATGTGATCGTTCCCTGCGCAAAGTTGGCATTAGCGCCGGACCAATAGATGATCGAGGCCGTCGATCCGGCACCGACCGTGCCATTGGCTTGAAAATCAGACTTGTGAAGCGTGCAGCCCGGATCGTAAAGCGTATGCAGGCAGGTCGGCTGGTACATATTGCGCGGCATGTCGATGTCGAGCAGCACCAGATCGGAATTGACAGTCAGCTTGGCCGAAGTACGGCCGATCTCATCGATATTGCCGAGCCGACCCTTGAACAGCATTGCGGCGCCGATCGCCGTGCCGCCCAGCCGGTCGGAGAAAAACACCCGATAGCGGACGATCTCACAACCGTCGAACGACCCGTCGCGCAATGCCTGCAGAAACGGCGCGCCACCGGCAATGGTGTCGGTCGGGCGCGCCGCAACGGTGATCTGCTGCTGGTCGGCCTCGAGCCCGACTGCGGCCTTGTATTTGAGGCCATCGACCAGGATGGAATTCGCCAGATAGGTGACGCCCGCATAGGTGAAGGTCACGTCGATATTGGTATAGGCGAGCGTTGCGCCGCCTTGCAGCGCGAACAAAAAGGCGTCCGCCATCAACAACTGCGCATCCGGGCTGGCGCGCGCCGCGTTGAGATACGAGATCAGCGCAGTTGGCGCGGGCTTCATCTCACTGCCCGCTCTTCACGCTGCGGAATTTCATGCTTTGGAGCTTCCACAGGTTCGACATGAACTCCTCGAATTCCATCTGGTCGTCGATGAACCGGCACTGGAAGGCGAACGCGAAGTCGGCGGACACCACGACGCCGGCGCCGGGCGGCGCCGTGAAGGTCAGCGTGTTCGGCGCCGTCAGGCTATAGCTCCCGCCCGATTGCGGCGTGCCATTGAGATAGACATGCGAGACCGCGGTGACCCAGCCGACCGGCTCGGCGAAGCCGCCAAGCGCGCGAACGAAGGTGAAGGCCGTCGTCGTGCCGTCGCCGACGCCGATGCCCTGGCTGGACACGGAATTGTCGTCCGGATCGGTATAGAGAAACGTGCCGAACTGGCCCTGCAGCTGCAGGAAAAAACCCATCAGGTTTTGCAGGCTCGACGCGCCGAGCCCGGCAAATCCGCTCGTCGACGAGGTGAGACCATAGGTCGCCTCGAACTCGTAGAGCGGATAATTCATCAGCGCGACGCGCACCTCGCGGCCCGACGCATGCGAGGCGATGCGGGTATTGAACGCGGGCTTCTTACGGCGCGACCATGCCAGCCCCGGCAATGTCGGCAGCGAAGGTGGCGTGGTCATGGTGTTTCGCTCCCGTCATGCCCGCGCGCCGCGCAGCCCGAGATGGGCGCCGCTCTTGATGCCGTTGTTGATGGCGCGGATCATGTGTTTGGCGTTGTCGTGGAAGAAGCGTTCGACGCTGCGCGAATCCAAAGCCGAGATATTGACGCTGACCGGGGCGTGAACGGTGCTGCCCATGCCGGCGCCGGTGAACGGGCCCGACGTCTTCGCCGACGGAATGATCTTTTCGCCCTGATGAATGACCGCCAGGCCGCTGCGCACGACGTAATCGGTGCCGACGTCGGCGCTGGCGACAAGGCTCAAGTTCGGAGCGATCGTCGCCGCCGCAGCAGCAGCGCCAATCGCCGGCGCAGCTGGCCCCGCCTCATCCGCAACCGCGGCTGTGACCTTCGCACCGGTCTCGCCGCCGGACGCAAAAATCGATTTGATCGCGTTGGCGATGACGGCGAGGATGCTGGTCTGTCCCGACGCCACTTCCGCCGCCGAGCGCAAAGCGGCGCCTGTGGTCGTAGCCGATGTCATCCCGGCTTCGGCGGCGATGTGAGCGGTGAGAATGCGCGCCTGGTTGGCGAGCCATTCGAGTGTAAGCTTGACCTGACCCTCGATGAACTTCAGGACGAGATCGGCGCTGATGTTTTTCATGGCTTGCGCCCATGTCGTGGTGCCGGCCAGCAAGCCCTTCAGTTGCGAATTGAAGGCGCCCGCAATCTGATCGGCCGCAGCCTTCCACTGCTTTGCTTCTTCCTCCTCGGCCTTCTCGGTCACCTTTTGCTTTTCCAGCACGTACTTATCGTAGGCCGCGGTTCGTTCTTTTAGGACCCTCTCATATTCGGCAGTGCCTGCATGCAAAAGCGTCAACCTGCCGGCAAACGCTGCCTGCTCGGCGTTCTTGCGAACCTCCAATGCCGCGAGCAGCGCCGCCGTCTCCTGGCTGTAAGAGATCTCGTGGAGCCGCACCTGCGATCCGAGCCTATCGGCCGTCAGCCTGTAGGCGTCGTCGGCCACTTTGATCGACTCTTGGTACTGCACCATCTGCGCTTTGAGCGCATTGCTGGCGTTCACATTGATCGGCGTTGCGTTCAGTTTTTGATACGCCGCAATGGTATTTTGCACGGCCTGCTGAATGCCAAGGAAGTCCGCAGCAATTGCAGCACCATTGCCAGGCGGCTTGACTGCACTGGTTACCGCCGCGAGTTCGGCCATCGAGCCGACGTAGCTCTTCAGCCCCTCCACCGAGAAAGCTTTGCCGACCTGCTCGGCGACGCGGCCAAGCTTGCCATTGATGTCGTCGAGGCCATCGGCAAGCCCGGCGATGGTGTCTTTGACCCGCGCGACGCCGGACACGAGCTGGTCGGTCGTTGCGCCGAATGTGACCTGAACATTGTTGTCAGCCATTGCGTCTCACCTGATCGTGCCGCCCGGAAACATCGCGAGCAGATCGTGATAGTTTTTCGAGGCTTGCTGCTTTGGCTTGATGCCAAGATAGGCCGCCGCCATCCGCCGCAGCGGCGGACAATCCGCCCAGGCGCGATGCAGGTCTTCGAGAAAGAACACGTCGACCTGGTCCAACACCTGGTCGCGCGTCCAGTTGAGCTCGATCACAAGGTCGGCGACGAGGGCTCGCCAGTCGAAGGCGTCAAAGCGCTCGTCGCCGAAATTTCCCCCACGGCGTCGACCTTTCTGCCGCCGGCCTGCTCGATCACGACCGGCAGCGCGGCCACGAGCTCGGCGATGGTGATGGGCAGATCGAAAAACTCGTCGTGGGTCAGCCGGGGATGGGCCCGGCGCAGGCCATGCCACAGCACCTCGGCCAGCGGCGCAAGCCGCTCGCCGGACAGATTGTCCATGCCGATGCCGGACAGTTTTGGCACATGGTCGGCAATGGCAAGGATTTGCCGCAGCGACAGCGGCGCCACGTAAAAATCCTGGCTGCCGAGCCGCACCTGGCGCGCCGTCGTCAAATCGATGGATTCGTCACGCTCGAGGCTCACCCTGCATCTCCCTATTCGCTGAGGCTGATGGTGCCGATATTGTTCGACGCGTCCGCGATCGCCTGGAAATCGAACTCGGCGACGGTGAATTTCTGGTTGGCGAACGGCAGCGACAGCTTTGGCGAGACGCAGGCGTTGAGCTTCACCACCAAATCCTTGGCAACGCCGAAATAGTTGAAGGTTTCCTTCAGCGAGATTTCGAACGTCGGCATCGGGCCGGTGAGCTGGTTGGCGAGGCTGATCTTATTCCCGGAGGAGACGGTATAAGTATAATAGATCAGGACCGCGGCGGTGTTGTCGGCGGTATTGAAGCTGTAGACGCCGCTCGCCACGCTGTATTGGCCCTGCGCCGGCGACGATGCCACCGGGGCAAGCTGTGCCCCGCTCGAGGCGTAGAACACGCCGTAATCCTCGACGAAGGTGGCGCTATTGACGACAGTCACGGCGCCCGAAGCGACGGTGTCGGTCTCGCCCGTGGTCATTTCCAGCATGCTGTTGGCCGTCAAGGTCTGACCGAGGAACAGATTGTTGATCTGGTTCGCCTGCAGGCGTGCGTATTTCGCCTTGCCGGCGATCTTGAACTCGCCGCCGCCGGCCGCGACCGGCA